ATGAAAAAGCGTTTTTTGAGTATGTGCTTGTTTGTAGTCATGTGTCTGACAATCTCGTCTCCGGTGTTGGCTGTCTATAACGATGATAGCGTCGTCACGCCCAATAATAATCGCTATTATTATGTGTATGAATACACTAACTACAAAGGGCCAAAGTGCTTCACCGTTAGCGCTTCCGATGCCGCTGAGGAAGCAGCGTTTCGCGCAGTAGTTACCACAGGCATAGGTGCACTTGCAGGATATTACGCTGGGGGCAATATGACCGTTACAAAATTTACAGCGGACATGCTTGATAGATTACTTCCTCAATCGCCGACTTATCGAGCAGGTTATTACAAAGTTTATGCTCGAGATAAAATTAAATATCAGGTGGATAGCCTTGACCCTTCCAAACGCGTCGTTGTTGACCGATGGTCTTGCTTAAAGTATGAGCTGTACGAATCTGAGAACTCGACAACTTTAAAGGATAGTTCCGAATTCATCCTTCATGAAAAATAACTTAGGTGGCATTATGAACACAATTCTTCAACTACATTCCAAAGTGGTAACTTCGGTTATCCTTATAACATCAATTGTAGGACTCCTGATATCAATCTATGATCCATTACCAGAATACTACGGAACGGCAGTCTCAGTTGCTATTTGGGTATTCTCCTTGTGGGTGCTAAAGAGGATTCGCAACTTTTATATCGCCGGCAAGGAAACAACGACAATTGAAAAGAAATTCGATTTTGTCGCTTTCTTTGTGTGCTTTCCGGTTGTTACTTACCTTGCACCCCAAATTAGCAGTTATCAGATCGATGGAGTTACTTCAGGGTGTTTTGGCATTCAGTTGGTTTGGTGCCTCAAATTGCTCTATATTCAATTCCATGATCCTGAAGGCAATACACCTGAGTAATGTTAAATGTTTGTAGGAGTCACTGATGTGATAGAGCAATGATACACCGAACTTGATGGCATATAAAATCGCCCTGTCAGCGTAAATACTGGCAGGGCGATTGTCATTACTGCGGCGTTATTAGCATTCCATAAAAGTTTTGAGAGGAGCACTTTCCAAGCTAGAATTTTGCCAATTCCAATCAAAAAAAGCATGTTGAAATATCAATAAGAAATTATGTATGGCTTTTTTTAGAAAGTGCCAGAGCAGCCCGCCTTGCGCGGGTCAGCGCCATACGCGCGCTTTCCGGCTTTACATTGAGATCGCTGGCAATTTCAGCATAGCTCTTTTCTAAAATATATCGGCTACTGAGCAAAAACTTAGTCTTATCGTCGAGCTCATCCCAGACTTTTGCGAAAGAGTTGATTTCTTCGGATTTTAGCAGGATGAATTCAGGATCGGTGTCGTGATCGGCATCAACGTAGTTATTATCAAATTCGTCGGCGAGGACTTCTTTCCGTCGGCTGATATTTCGAATATGGGTCAGAGCTGCATTTCTTGCGGATGTTGCAATGTAAGAGGTAAGCACTTTGGCTGGCATAGGACGCAGTGTATCAATGTTATTAATAAGCTGAACGATGACGGTCTGAAAAATGTCATCCTTAGACCATGGATCGTTTAGTATTGAACCAATTTCGTGATATATGAGTCGCTGATAGGAGAAGAAAATGTTCTCCATAAAATCTCGATCACTTTCGTTTTCGATTGCGAGGATACTTGCTGGGATTGGAATCATTTGCTGTCACCTGTTTTGCTATATGTGTCGATCATTTGTCGGACTTCCATGTCAGAGATGATTAGGCTAAGTGCAACCTGACGGTTAGCCGGTAATTTAGCAAACGATGCCATCACGTCACCAAGAGTCTTTTCGTTGGTGATAGTTCGCTGCAACACCTCGACAGGGAGATTAGATGAAGTGCGACCGAGCAGGTAGTCGGTTGTGACATGAAAGTAGTTTGCAAGAGCAATGACCTTATCAACATCCGGGAGGTGCACACCGTTTTCATAGTTTGAAATTGTTCCAGAGGAAACACAGAGGATATCTCCTAGTTCCTTTTGAGTTAGCCCTCTATCTTGCCGCAATTCGGCAATGAGTTCTCCCAAATGAGCCATATAAGCCACTCCTCTAAGAAATTGCACTTGATGTTTGAATTATATATTTTCTGATTTCTCATCGGCTTATATTTTAGGAAAAGAATTGAAATTGTAATATTCACGTGTTATAAATTAGATTTACCATAGTTTTTGAAACGAAAAGTTAAATGGGGGAGCAGCGCGGGGCTGAGTGCCTGTTGCGACTATTGATAGATATTGTCTTATCAATAATAGAGAGAACGGTTGAGGCTCAAAGGAGCAAATAGGGGTGAGTCGCACGATGAATCACAGCTTGAGTGATAGGGCAGCACCAACGAGTCAGGAGTTTATCACACAGATATACAAGAAGTATGATCGACTGATGCTTTTCACAGCAAAGAAGTACCTGATGGATTTACAGGAATGTGAGGATGCTGTTCAAGAGAGCTTATTGAAACTTATGAGTCGGATCGAATTGCTTCGCACGTTAGAAGAACCAGTATTGACCAGCTATGTTGTAACTGCTGTACGCAATACGGCCATCAATATACTGCGGCGGCAGAAGAGAGATGCCCAGAATATAACATCATTTACAGAATCGGTCGAAGAGAGTATCATAGAGCCTGATTCTATAATTGATATTATTATGGATCGAGAAGCCAAGAGAAGTTTGCGCGAGGCGATTGATGAGTTGGAACCGAATGAAAGGTTACTGCTAGAGGGGAAGTATTTTCTTGGATATGATGACAGGCAGTTGTCGGAGCTGCTATCTTGTGCACCGGGGAGTATTCGAATGAAACTGACTCGAGTCAGAAGAAAGGTATTATGTTCGATGCAAGAGAAAGGGGATGTTTAGAATGACCCATCATGAAAAGCTGGTAGAACGATACGAAGATGCTTTATTCGCATTGATGATGGAAGATGTAGCTGAGACGGAAGGCGAAAAACTGCAAGAGCTTAATGAACAGCTTAAACGCGATCCGGCGGCAGAAATACCCAAAGAGCTGGATGAACGCTGTATTCGCACAATTAGGACTGAATTCGGAAAGAAAAACTTTAGATCTGCGAGGCGTGGAGCGGTGCGAGTTTTTAGAGTGATCTCGGCAGCTACTTTGATTATGATGCTGCTATTTACCACGGCGTTTGCAGCATCTCCGTCATTCCGCGCTCAGACGCTAACTGTTCTTGTGGAAATGTTTGATGACCATGGTGAGATTCGCTTTAATGGCATTACTAATGGTGCAGAAACCCGCGAGATGAGTATTTTGTGGATGCCAGATGGGTACCAAACTGAGTTTGAAGAGTTTGATGAGAGCAGAATGATTATTAGGGCAGAGGGAGAAAACGGCGAAAACCTTGATGTTACGGCTACGGCCATATCTAAGAATCGTTCATACAGCTTTGATACCGAGGGGGCAATTGAAGAATCAGCAATGGTTCAGAGTAATGAGGCTGGCGTTTATCAAACGAAAACCGAGAAAGGTGATAAGATAACCGTGCTTTGGACAGATATAGAAAAAGGTTGGATCGTTAAAGTTACGGGATATAACATTTCAAAAGAAGATATGCTTCGCATTTCGGAGAGTGTCGAGATTCGATAAAAAGGAAGAGATTTTTCTCTTCCTTTTTATTTTTTACGTTGCACTTGCTGTATGGCGGCGTCTGTTGTTCTGGGCGCTGCAAAACAGATAAAATATGGAGGTCAAAATGAAATTTAAAAGATTAGTGACTATTATGCTAACGCTGAGTTTGGCTGTGTCGTTGGTGGCCTTTCCTGTGGCTGCGGTTGATTATTCGGATGTGGTTGCTCCGCTATACATTGGATTGGAAGATGTCACCGCTGATCTTGCTATTAGCAGTAATGGCTATGCGAATTGCAGCGGATCAGCTTATGTCGCGAACGGCTATAACGCAACTGTTGTAATGGAATTACAGCAAAAGAATGGTACATGGAAACCCATCAAAAGATGGTCTAAGAGCGGAGGATACGTATCTATGAATGAATCGTACCGGGTCTCAAGCAAGTATTACTATCGTGTAGCTGTTACCGCAAAAGTTTATAATTCGAGCGGAAGCCTTGTGGAAAGTAAGACTTCGTATTCTGGCGAAGTCTACTATTAATAATAAGTCCCTATAAGTAAGTGGATTTAGAGCGATTCTAAATTACAAAATGCTGCGCTCAATTTAATTAGTAAAAAGGCCTTGGGGTAACCAAGGCCTTTTTGCTAATTGGAATCTTTTAGGTATGAGGCCTGTGTCGTTTTACCTTGCGAAAAATCCTATAGGCACTCTTTCCGACGGCTAATTTTGCCGTTGGAAAATTTTTTTGAAAATTTTTGCCGAAACTTTGCCAAAACCGCACCTTCCATTCGGGATAGAAGCGAAAGGGGAAGAAAGCCGACCTCTCGGTGCATGAGAGGAGGTGAACGACTCTTGGAGCTGACACCATCCCAAAAGAAAACCGTTAGACATCAGTTCGACAGCTTTTGCAGGAAGGTTCTGCGTGAAGAAGCCCGCGATTATGAGCGTCATATCGCGTGGCGTTCCGACCATGAGGTATCCCTTTCGGAGCTGTCAGAGGAACAGGAGCGCCAAATGTATGTGCTGGACGAGTATCCGTCCGAGCAGACGCATTTTCATGTGCGGGGCTATGATGTGGCAATCGAAAATGAAGATCTCGCCAATGCCCTGACGGTGCTGCCGGACGACAAGCGTGACATTGTTCTGCTTGCTTATTTCCTTGATATGACCGATCAGGAAATTGCGGACAAGCTGGACATGGTACGCCGTACCGTGCAATACAAGCGCGCTCAGTCCCTCAAGGAATTGAAAAAAGAAATGGAGGTTACTGAAGATGGCGCGCAATCTGAGTAATGCCGCTGCATCTCTGCTGCCTTACTCGACCATCGAAGCGGCAGCGTCCGGCAATGTGGACGCGATCAATGCTGTGTTGAAACACTATGAGCGTTATATTGCGGCTCTGGCAACCAGAACCCTATATGATGAAAACGGTGTTCCACACCTTTGCCTTGATGAAGAAAAGGTATGCAGAATGCGAACCAAGCTGATTACCAAGATTCTTGACTTCAAGGTAAACAAAACAGCCTAAAACCCAAAGCAGCCCGTGCAGGAGCGTGTCCCCCTTTCCACGCTTCTGCAACGGGCTATTCGTGCATCCGCGAGGAAAGGTTCTTATCGACTGATAGGAGCCTTTCCCGGCTGATCCACAGCCAAATATCACACGCGCCTGAAAGCGCGGATTGCTGCACCTTGAAAATTTCATAGGCAACCGGATAACGAACCTGAACGGAGCAAAGCCCAGCAAATGGCGCGCCATGATCCGCACGGAAAGGAGAATTTGGGCGAGCGATTCAGCCAGTTTGCATCTGTGTGTGGCATCGCAGATGGCCATGACCTCCGTTCAGCTAACGATACTCCCGCGTTGAACGCCCTCAAAGCATTGCGCGGCGCACCCATCAGCATGGGCCGGGGTGAGACTCCCGTGGGCGGCTGCCAGCCGCCATCCGGTTTTGTCACTTTCATTAAATCAACAGTAATTATAGGAGGTAGTCATGCGAAAAAATGCAATTCGTTTCATGCTAAATGAATACCCTGATGTAATGTCTATTGATGAGATGTGCAGAGCTTTGTCAATTGGCAAAAAGACTGGATACAAGCTATTACAGACTGGCCAGATTCGTTTCTTGAAAATAGGCCGCGCATATCGCATTCCCAAAATCAATTTGTTGGAATATCTGCAAGTAATCCGACCGGAATGAAAAGGGCCTTTCTTATCTAAGACTGTGTTTTTTGCAGTGCCGGGTGACAAGTGATACTATAAGGAGGCCGACAGCAGAAATCCTATGGCCTCCGATTTGTGCGAAAGGAGGATTAACATGGTAGCGGGCCATCTGCATGAAAAAAATGGCTATTATTACATCATTCTAAACCTGACAGATTCAGCAGGAAAAAGAAAGCCCAAATGGATCTCGACAGGCTTAACGATCAAGGGCAACAAAAAACGCGCAGAACAGATGCTCATGGAAGAACGGAGAAAATATGCCAATGCCAAGGCCGGTGACGATGTGCTATTTGCAGACTTCATGGAACAATGGCTTGAGATTGTAAAATCAACCGTCAGCATACCGACTTATTCTTCGTATGTAAATGCTGTGAAGTCAATTATTGCACCATACTTCCGGAAGAAGAAAATACTCTTACGGGATTTGCAGGCACATGACATTCAAATGTTCTATCAGGAGCAATTACAGCGGGTAAAGGCGTCGTCTGTGATTCATTATCACGCAAATATCCATAAGGCACTCAAATACGCCGTCAAGAACGATATGATTCCGAGCAATCCCGCTGACAAGGTTGAGCGGCCAAAGCAGGACAAATTTTACGGCAACTTTTACGATAGGGATGAGTTGAACAAACTCTTTGAAGCCGTTGCAGGCACAAAATTGGAATTGCCGGTTCTTCTCGGTGCATTTTATGGCTTGCGTCGAAGTGAAATCGTTGGCTTAAAATGGAGCGCCATTGATTTTGAGCAAAACACCATTACAATCAGCCATACCGTAACTTCTTGCAATTTGGATGGTAAATGTGTAATCGTTGCAAAGGATACGACAAAAACAAAGTCCAGCCGTAGAACGCTCCCGCTTGTACCGTACTTTCATGAAAAGCTGCTTGCGGTAAAGGCTCAACAGGAAAGAAATCAAAAGCTATGTGGACGTTCCTATAACAGAGAATTCCTTGAATATATTTGCGTAGATGATATTGGGGATCGGTTCAAGCCGAACTATATTACATCACAGTTTCCTAAACTGCTGGAACGGAACGGCTTCCGCAAAATCCGCTTTCATGATCTCAGACATAGCTGTGCGAGCCTCCTGCTGGCCAGCGGTGTCCCCATGAAACATATTCAAGAATGGTTAGGACATAGCGATTTTTCAACCACAGCAAATATCTACGCGCACCTTGATTACTCATCAAAGCTCACATCTGCAAGCGCAATGGAAAGCAATTTCCATCTCGGGGTATAAAAAAGAAGCTACCAACCGAGGTTGATAGCTTCTATGGCGGAGGGCGTGGGATTCGAACCCACGGGTCGGCTCAACACCGGCCAAACGATTTCGAGTCGTTCTCGTTATGACCTCTTCGATAGCCCTCCGAATATGTCGACCCCCTATTCTATCCTAAATCCTCGAAAAAAACAAGGTCAGGAATAGGATAGAAAAACAGGATAGAACAAGCAAAAATATGAACTTCAATAAAAGCCGTTGAGTGCTTGAAACACAAGGGATTGGAGATTCTGTGGTGGCTCTAACGGGAGTAGATTTCGAGTCAGCCCCGTTATGACCACTTCGATACCGCTGCATATTCAGTTCGCTGTTATCAGCCAAACTATTATGCCATAACTTTTTGCGTCTTGCAAGGTCTTTTTTCGCATTCGGGGCATATTCTGTGCGTATGAAGACTGTCTATTTATCGGTACGCCTGAAAAATTACGAAAATGCGCTCGCACTGGTCGGTGCGCCGCTCGCCGAAACGCCGGAGAACGCGGACGTTTTGCTGCTGCCCGGCGGGGGCGACATGCACCCGCGCTTTTACGGTCAAGCACTGAACGGCTCGGAAGATCTCGACGAAGCACGCGACGCGCGTGAGCTCACGCTGATTGACAACTTCCTGTGCGCGGGAAAGCCTGTCATCGGCATCTGCCGCGGGCTGCAAGTCCTCAACGTCTATTTTGGCGGCACGCTGCGTCAGCACATCGAGGGCCACAGTCAAATTGACGGCGTTGACCGGCTGCATGCCATCAACACCGCGCCGGGCCTTCTGCGCGAGCTGTACGGCACGCGCTGCACGGTCAACAGTGCACACCATCAGGCCATCTGGCGGCTGGGGACGGGGCTTCAGGTCTTCGCCTGCGCGGAGGACGGCACGGTCGAGGCCGTCGGCCACAGGACGCTCCCCGTCTTTGCCGTGCAGTGGCATCCCGAGCGGCTGTGCGGCGCGTTCGCGCGACCGGAAAGTGCTGACGGTGCAAGGCTTTTGCGCGCTCTACTCAGATAACATAAAAAAGTGCAGAAAAATTCTGAAAAAACGTTGACAAAACGGGACACTGATGCTATTATAACAGAGCTGACGATTTTTGCGGAGGGCGCATGCAGGTGTAGCACAATGGCTAGGGCACCAGCCTTCCAAGCTGGGGATGCGGGTTCGATTCCCGTCACCTGCTCCATTCAATTCGCGCCAGTAGCTCAGTTGGATAGAGCAACTGCCTTCTAAGCAGTAGGCCGGGGGTTCGAATCCCTCCTGGCGTACCATTTACAAGGCGCCCCTCAGCAAAGCAGCAAATATCGCACGGATACAGAATATGTGGTGGGTGTAGCTCAGTTGGTTAGAGCACCGGATTGTGGTTCCGGGTGTCGAGGGTTCGAGTCCCTTTACCCACCCCACAAAAAGAGAGGGATGGGATTTGGTCCCAGCCCTCTCTTCCCAATAGGGGTGTAGCCAAGCGGTAAGGCAAGGGACTTTGACTCCCTCATTCGCTGGTTCGAGTCCAGCCATCCCTGCCAGATTTTTACCGCTTCGGTGGTTTGGAATAGAATATGCTTCGTTAGCTCAGTTGGCAGAGCACCTGCCTTTTAAGCAGGGTGTCCGGGGTTCGAATCCCCGACGAGGCACCAAAGAAAAAGTACCGATATTGCTCAGAATTAAGGCAATATCGGTACTTATCTTATTTTTGCCGCATAAACCGCAAGACAAATTCTTGCAAACAATGACAATCAAAAACAAAAAAATGATTGCAGATTTGAGTGCAAAATTCTGCGTTAATTCTTGCCTTTGACGATGCCGCAGTAGTAGGCCGACATCTTGGGCTTGGGGCCGGGGCCGTCCTCGTCGAGGAGGAAGGCACGGGCGAGCTCCTCGAAGAACTCCGGGGTCGCGACGCCGAAGTGAGAGGCGACGCCGTAGTAGTCGGAGTACATCATATTCACGGCGATCCACCAGCACCAGGGCGAGACCTCGTCGCGGCTCACGCCGAGGCTCTCGGCGAGCGAGGTGGTCTGCTCCATGCTCCAGTGCGCGCCGGTGCTGCCGTCCGTGTTGCGCATGTGCTGCGCCCACTGCTCGGCGTCCGCCTTGGTGAACTCGCCGCAGGTGCCCGCCTCCGCCGCCTTGAGCATGGTTAGGCACTCCCACATCGCCATGATACCCTGCGCAGAATTGGGCGAGGGCGGCGTCTGCGTCATGTAGGACTGGATGCTGCGTTCGAGCTTGGGGATATACGCCTTGAGCTGCTCATGCAGATTTTCCATCGTCAGCCTCCTCTCCGTCCGCGGACGCCTGCACGGCGTCCTTGACCTTTTTGAGCGCCGCGTCGCCGATCTGGTTGCCGATGCTGCGGCCCGTGGGTGTCGAGACCATCGCGCCGAGCAGCATACCGATCAAGAGCTGCATCATAGCGCACCTCTCAGATCCGCTGGACGCGCAGCGCCACATTTTCGACCGACGCGGCGGCGCCGGTGAGCACCAGCGTCAGAGCGGAGCCCGCCGCGCAGCAGACCTGCCGCACGAGAGCCGTGATGTTGAGGTCAAGCGCATCGTTTGCAGCGGCGGCGGTCGCTGAGGCGGTCGCGCCGGGGACAGCCACGCCGTCCTTAAAGAGCGTGACGGTGACGGTGCCGACCGCGGCGGGCGCAACGGTGAGCGAGGCGTCGACGTCGTAGTAGCCCGCGCCGGTGATGTTGACGGCATTGCCGTTAAGGCTGACATCGCAGCCGTAGCGGCGGATGAGGCTGCCGAGCGGGATGACGCCGCCGACCGCGACTGCGGAGGGCGTCTGCATGGCAGCATAGAGAGCGGATTTACAAGACATTTCGGTGTCTCCTTTCAAAATAAAATAGGCGGGGCATTTGCCCCGCCTGCTTCCCGGCCTGCAGGGCCTACCATATTCCCCGTGCGGGGCGGATGGTTTTAGAGGTTGGTGCTGCCGTTGCAGCCGCAGGTCGCAGGGATGATCTGCCCCGCGCCGGTGGCGGCCACGCCGTAGAGGTTCGGCTTCGTCAGCATACGGCACTCGATCGCGTCGAGGCGGCGGTTGAAACCGCAGCAGCAATCGGAGATCTTCGCGGCCAGAGCGTCGGTCTGCTCCTTGGTAAAGATGCCGTTCTTGAGGCTCTGGTTCTCCATCTTAAGGTCAAAGATGGTCTCCTGCAGGCGCTGCTCGTAGATGTGGCTCGCCTGCGAAGTGATGGCCTCCGTGCTCGCGTTGATAGCCGCGCGGGTGTTGTTGCTCTGCTGCTCAATGAGATACTGCGTGCGCGCCGCGTCGACGATCCCCTGCTTTTCGACCTGGCAGTTGCTCACGCGGTTGCAGCCGCCCTCCTGCGCGGGATAGGGGGTTCCGCTGCGATTCCAGCCCCAGCCGCCGCCGAAGTTGCCGCCGAAGAGGGCGACGACCACGATGATGACGAAAAGGACTGCGATCCAGCTCATACCGGTGCTGCGTTCTTCCATGTGTTCGTGCTCCTTTCACAAAATATTTATTCCTACGGCTGCTTAAGCCGGGGGAATTTTGTGAACTGCCCCGCTTTGCCCTTCTGTGGGGCCTGTGAGGCGTTTTGCGCGCCGCCGAGTATTTTATTGGCGTCGGAGCGCAGAGCCTCCGGTGTCGTGCCGAGGAGGCCGCACAGGGCCTTTGCCTGCATCGTGCGCCCGTAGCGCGCATAGAGGCTGTTGGCGATGTTGGGGTCAATGCCGAGCCGGCGCGCCGTGCTCTGCACGCCCTCGAGCGTGTCAGCCGTCCCGCTGATCGCCTGCTCCGCTCTCGCCGCCGCGCCTTGCAGGTCGGCGCTGGGGAACATTCTCGCCGCTGCCGCTAAGAGTTGTTTGAGGTCCATTTTCCTTCAGCTCCTTTACCTGGGCCGAGAGGCCCTTGATGATCTCCGCCATGTCGCTCATGGCCGACTGCATCTCGCCCATTAGCTCCTCCTGCGTCTTGGGTGGAGTGATGACGCCCAGCTCGACGAGCTTGTCGTAATACTCCTGCGTGGTGGCCTCCAGCTCGGCGTATGCCGAAGAGGTCTTGCCGATGAGCTGCTGGCGGTTGCCAAAATAGTCAACCTGGAAAATATCACCGTTGTCGATCACACACATCATGCAGTTTCCGCCGCTGTATCCGGCGATTGCAAACTGATCCATGCGCGCACCTCCTTTGTTGCCTCAATCATACCGTGGATCGCTCCCTACAAATGGTCATCGTTTGGTCATTATTTGGTCATTATTTGGTCAAAAAATATTTTGCAAAAAGCTCAAAAAGCTCTTGACTTTACGCCAATATTGGCGTATACTAAGCACATAAAGCAAGAGGGAAACCTCAGGAGGAAACGAAAATGAAGTACAATTACAGCATTTATGAAGACAATGCCGGCCGCCTGCACCTCGCTGTCATGGACGAGAACGGCTCCTGCATCTACTACCTTTGCGACGCGGACCGCGCTCTGGTCGTTGGGGCGCTGGACGCGCTCAAAGCGGGCGGCGACCCCATCGCCGACGGCTGGGAGGGCGGCGAGCCGGACCCTGCGACCTGCTACGAGGAGATTAGCAACATTGTCGACGCCCGCAACGGCGGCGCGACCATGCTCGATTTATAAAACTTACAGGAGGAAAAACATCATGAACGAATACAGATATGAAGAACTCCGCGAGGCGGCCACTAAAAACCCCACCGACGAAAATCTCGCCGCTCTCGGCGAATGGCTTCAGCAGTACGGCAACGACTGCTGGAATGGTGAAGAATGGGACATCGACGAGGGCCGCCTCCTACGTCCCGTGTATGGTCAGGAGCCGGACGAATACGGCGATTTCCCTCTTGTGGGCTACGATCTCCTCTAAAGGAGGTGGCGGCTATGAGACGAAAGTACAGCGACTGCCAGCGGGCGGACGGCGACTGCACCGCCTGTTCTCTGATCAACTACGGGCGGGACTGCCACAACCGCCCCATCACTAAGCTTGAGTGGTCCCGCCGCATGGCAGACATGACGCAGTCCGAGTTGGCTCAAAAGTCCGGCGTCAATATCCGCCGGATCCAGAAAGTTGAATCCGGCGAGATTGAAACCGGCAATATGGCTGCAAAAACCCTATTTGCGCTTGCCGACGCTCTCGGCGCCGATGCGAGGGAGCTGCTGTAATGGGCATATATGACCTAACAGGGCAGACTTTTGGGCACTGGACTGTGCTTGAGCCTGCGGAGCCGGATAAATACGGTCGGGCAAAATGGCTCTGTCGCTGCGATTGCGGCGAGGAACGCGTCGTGACTGCCAGCAATCTCCGTCGTGGTGTCAGTACGTCATGCGGCCATACCAGGGGCGAAAATCACCGAAAGGATCTGATTGGACAACGCTTTGGGCGGTTGACTGTGACGCGTTATGTGCGCTATTCTTCGACCGCGAATAGCTCAATATGGCGGTGCCGTTGTGATTGCGGCAAAGAGACCGACGTATCGGGCAGGAATCTTATGACCGGGCATACCACGTCCTGCGGCTGTGCTATGGCAGAGGCCCAGCAATCCCCAGCCGCTCGAGTTAAGGCGCTGCTGGAATCCCCGTTGACAGGGCCATATGAGACCAATATCCGTGCAAAATGGTATCGAGTATCAAACGGTGCTCGTGAGTGGGAGATCAAAAACTTATCGAAATTTGTCAGAGATCATGTGGAGCTGTTTGGCATTGACACAGAGGATAAGTATGAGGCCAAGCGTACGGCCAAGATGCTGTATGACGCGTCATACAATCACTGTCGGTGGCACGGATGGACGGTCATCCAACTTGCACCGAACGAATAAAAAGAGAGCACCGATTAACCTCGGTGCTCTCTTTGTCCGTCTGCGATTTTTTTGTATGCCCGCCTGCGGCAGCGGTTGACCGCCTCCGGCGACAGGTGCAGCGCTGCACACACTTGCGCGTAGCTCTTGCGTCGCACGTCGCACTCGATGATACACGCCGCCTCGTCCGCTGGCAGCTCAAACGATAAGATATACGCCACGGCCCGCTTGGGGGCCATAGAGGATAGTTGCGCGCGGATCGCTCGGTGCTGCTTGTCCATGCTGTGAGCCGGGGCTTGCAGAGCGCTCACGCGAGGGGAGACGTTGCAGGTCTCCCGCCCGTTTCCCTTTCCGTGCCCGATTCGGGCACAATTATTTCATCATTGCCAGCTTGCGGATCAGGTCGCTGCCATACTTGTACGCCGCAAGGTAATCCATCGTCTTGTCTTCCAGCCCCGCGCGCTTTTTGAGCACCTCGCGGTAACTCACCTCATACTTCGGACGGTATGCGCCTACCACGAGCGACTTGGCCCGCTTCTTGCGGTATACGCCGTCGCCGTTGGACTGACTGCCCGCTGTTCCGCTCGACGTGTTTCCCTCAATGGCAGTCACATATTGTGCGCTCACGCTCTCGCAGATGCCCGTATGGTCGGTCTTGACCTTCGTGTTGGGGAAGTCATAGATGAGCACGTCGCCGGGCCGGTAGCCCGTGGTGACCCATTGCCCGTGGGTTTTGGCGTAGTTCATCAGCTCGCCGCAGCTCGCGGTCTTCCCACCGCCGTAAAAGAGCTGCTTGTCCGCCTGCTGGAAACACCACCACACGAACTGCATACACCAGTACACGCCGTCCATGCCATAGGCTTTGCCGTACTTCTGCCGGTTGCCCGGCTGCTCCACCGTGCCGATCTCCTTGCGCGCGATGGCAAGGATGTCTTCTGCTCTCGCCATGTCTTACGCCCCCTTGTCAATGGCGTCCTGATTCTTCTGCGACTGCGTGCCAAAGTAGAATGCGATGATCGAGCTGTAGATCAGCATGAGCTGCTCGCCCGTGATCTTGCCAACGACAAAGCCGTAGATCACCGCGCCGGTTGCGGCGATCGTCACAATGCTCTTCACGCTGCACAGGTTCGCAAATCTCTTTTTCAGCAAATCGTTATTCATAGCGTTGTTTCGTCCTTTCTTAAAATCTTAATGCCTGCCACAACGACAAGCTCCGTCGTCCATGCCTTGAACCAGCGTTCCGTCAGTACGTCCGGCGGCGGCACGCCGAGCGCCGTCATGGTGAGCGAGGCGACGGTGTACCACGTCAAGCTAAAAATAGCGATGGATATGTACTTGTCCCGCTTCTTCATCCTGCCCCAGTGCTCCCGCGCCGCCGTCCACGCCTTTCTCACGTTCTGACCTCCCACTCGTCGATCTCGGACTTGATTTTGTCGATGAAGCTGTTGCCGCCCAGCGCCTTATATCCCCGGTAGAGGTAGATGAAATCCTCAAGCTCATACTGACGGATCGTCTGGCTCTCGCGGTTTTTGTAGTAAGTGTGCAGCATGTCATGCCGCAGCCCGCACTTTAGCGCGTCTTTGAGCTTGTCAAAGCCGAGCACTTTGTCCCGCACGGGCTTGATGAGCAGCGCCGCCGCCCCGAGGATGACCGTCACCTCAGAGCACAGCGCCGCGATGCTTGCCAAATCTCCCATGTCCCGCTCCTTTACTCTTCAATCTCCACCCCATACCGCTCAAACATGGCGCGGATGGCGGGGTTGCGCAACAGCTTTTTGCGCTGGCCGTGGTTGAGGTCGTTGTAGACCGCCTGTAGTGCGGCCTTAACCTCCTTGTTATACGCAATGACTCGCTCTCTCAGCTCGCTCATGCCGTCACCCCGCTTAATAGTGCCTCCATTGCCTCACGCAGCTCGGCGTTGTCTTTTTCAAGCGCCGCAATGCGTTCCTCCGGCGTAGGCTCGGGCGCGGGCATTTCGGTTGCCAGCTTTTCCAGCTCCGCGATTTCCTCGGGTGTCATGTCGATATATTCACCGTTCACGTATTTTTTCATGGTGTGTTAGCCTCCGTGTCTTTTCACGCCGTATACTGCTACGGTGTCGCCGTCTTGGATCGCAGATGTATCCACAAAATCAATGTAAAATCCATATTCGCTTGGATTTGCAGGCGAGAGGATATCTACAGTTTCTATTACGCTTTGTGGCGCGACGGCGTTGTTCGAGGTTTTTTTCTGTATCCATGTAAATGTTTTCCCAATCTCTCCCGTTATCTCCCATGTTATATAACCGTACTCGGAAGTCATGAATAGCGCGGCGTATTGAGTACCACTCATGTTTGCCGTTCTGATTCTGAACCACACATTTTTATTCAGCCCGCTCACGTATGCCGCGCGAGACAGTGTGACTTTTATTTTCCGGTATATCCCAAAGTTTGCCAGTTCGTATACAGAGGTGTCGGCCGTCAGCGCTACATCCGCAATCTTTTCCCACGTTTCTCCCCCTGCCACGTCCACCGCCTCCCACGCGGTGGGCTTGCCGTCAGCGTCAACGGCCTTGACCTTGACAGTCTGGCCCACTGTGGCGGCGGTCAGACCAAGGGAGATATCAGTCCCCCCGCTCTGGATACCCCTCACCGCCTCGGCCATCCCCGCTGGGAAGCTCAGGGGAGCGGTCGTCCCGCCCTTCTCGCGGATAGCGTCGGCGACTGCCGTAATGCTTTCACCTTGTACTAAATATTCAGCCATCAGAATGTTCCTCCTTCCGCCGCGGGCACGGTTTCCTCTGTCCATTTCCCCGCCCGGACACGGAGAAAAGCCCCCTCTACCGTCGGCTTTGGTAACTCGGCCTCCTGCCCAAAATATCTGCGCAAAGTGTCACCGGACACCTTTTTTGCCGTCCCATTTTGTTGCGCCACAAAGAGATCATCCGCCGTTACAGCTTCTGCCGCAAGCAGATCGTCAATGGTTTTGTCCATGTTGCCCTCCTTTATCGTAAAATGTTGATCATATGGTACACGTCCACCGCCCCGTAGACCGCGGCAGCAACGTATAGCGCATACCGCGCCGCCCGCTCCCGTTGGCGGGAAAGCCACCACAGCAGCCCCCACACGATGATGACCTTGTAGCCCACCATCACCGTGACCTCCCGCATCAGCGGGTTCAGTTCCACCGCCCCGTCATGCAGCGCCCAAAGCGTGCATGATAGGTCGATCAGGTTGAGCACGTAAGCAATGATGCCCATGCTATCCCTCCAACAAAAGCTCTTTCCCCACGCGCTGCATCTTGCGTCCGCCCGCCGTCACCTCCGTGTAATACGGCGGGGAAACCGGGCCATCCAGCGAGTAAAAGGCATCAATGCGGATGGGCTCCGCCCAGATAGCGCCCGTCACACCGTACACGGCGGATGCAACGATAGACCCGGCAGCGCCATATGACGCCCCCCTTGGGCGAATTGCCGTTAGCACACCGTGTCGCCACGCCACCGGAGTTTCACTGTCGATTTTGAAGTAGAATATGCTGCCGTCAAACTTGCTCTGAGAAGTGCTACCAGCAGTGGTATAAACATAGGACGCAGCCGAAAAAATTCCATGAACCGTGACTTCTCCCTTTATTGCACTGCTCGCCTTGCCAAAGTAAAAGAAGTTCTCAAGCGGTATTCCTGTGTAGGTCATCCCCTGAATGATAACACCATGTGGCGTCCGCACGACGATTGCACCGGCTGTGTACAGATTGGTTCCGTTTTCCGTTATGGAGCCGGTATAAATATCATAACGGCCTTCCTTTGACTTGGAATCCTCCGTGATCCATCTGACAAATTCTATCTCAAGGTAATAGGTGTAAGCTGATGTCCTATAAGATGTGAATGACACGCCGTAGTCCGTATCCCCGAACTTGTATACCCAGTTTGAACCGCTACTCTCGACCAGTTTCAGCTCCGGAATCTGCGCCACTATCCAATAATGCATATCCGCTATCACGGTGGTGTACTTGTCGCCCTTAAATGTCTGTTTCGCAACTGTTACGCTCATGTCTTCACCTCAAATGTGCCGATCTCAATCACCGGCAAAATATTGCATCCTGCAAACTGTGGATATGCTTGGAAGTTGCCAACGTAGATGCCACCGTCGCCACCGCCTCCGCTGAATCCCTCGCTGCCAGCGGCCCAGCCCTTGAGCGTCCTGCCGACTGAGATTCCGGCGAGAAAACTGTTTTTATCATATTTCATGGCGCCATCCCTCCTCACCACCGGATCAGCGTCGCGTGTCCGCTGTTGTCCGTGATCCTGATCGGCCGGCGCTGCTGGTCAAAGGCCACCGTGTAGCGGTACGGCGTCTTTTCACCGTCCACCAGCTCGGCAAAATTCCCCTTGTCCCACTCGGAAAAGTCCAGCGCCGTGCTCTTGCGCAGCCCCATCAGATCCATATACCCCTCGTCCCGCGCGACGAGGCCGAGCAGCTTGCCTAGGCTCGTCTCATACGTCAGCTCCAACGAGTTCTGCCGCTTGACGAGGTATCCGCGCTGCTTGCCGTTGGTGTCGCCCGCGCCAAAGACGTCCACAGGGTAGTAGTATTGGCCGTCCGACTCGAACGAGATCGCGCGCTTGACCTGCTCCTCGTATTGATAGACCATAACAGGCCAGCTCGTCTGCTTGGTAGTCGTGTAAATGCGCTCGCCGTTTGCATAGGGGTATCCATCCGAGCCGATAGACGCGCCCGTGGGGTCTGCCTCCCAGTAGATCAGCTCCCCGTTGGGGTTTTTGGCCTGCTCCGTCGTGCTTTTGGCGATGCCCGCGACAAACTCAAGGCTCTGTTCTGCCACGCGAATGAAATTGTCGTCGGTTGTGTCGCCCGCAAGGTACTTGACCACGCGGCGCGAGGTCGACAGCCGGTTGACGCTCAAGTCCGCGATCTCGCCGAGCGCTGCATACAGCGCGTCCGCCGAAAGCTGACCGGACACATCCACGTTGCCGTCGAGCTTGATGTAGCCGGTATAGTTATTAGGGCCGACTTTTAATGTGATTGTCGCGGTCGTCTGACCATCCGGGTTGGACGCTGATGTGACGGATAGGCTGATCCCATCGACCGTTTGCGTGATGTCCGATACCCGCCCGTCGATGCCCTCCACCTTGAGGTTGATCTCCTCGCTGGTCTTGGTGATGAGCGACCGCGTCTTGGACATGTTGCGCTCGATCTGCCGCTGCGTTGTGGATTTGTACGGGTACTCATCGTCCAGCTCGTCCGCGTCCGGCGCGGAGATGTCCGGCGCGAGCAATGGATTAAACGTCATGTCCAGCGCGATGAGCGGCACATAGAGCCCGTCTACCGTCACCGCGTCGCCAAGCTCCACCGCAGGGTCAAGCAGCGCCTTGCTGCCCTCGTATCCGATGTGCTTGTAGCCGGAGACTTTGGCGAGGATCGCCGCCGCCATTGCATTCGTGCCGTCCGGCTGCAAGGCCGTCAGCGTCCGCCCGGTGTCCGATCCGGACACGCCGACCACATCGCCGGTATCGTTCAGCAGCTCCACCTTGGAGATAGGCTGCGACGCGATGCCGGGGGAAAACTTCGCCAGCCGCCGCCCTAAATAGGTTTTGTCCATGTTTCCCTCCTCACACGAGAATGCGCACGCCGCCAAAGGTGATGGCGCTGCCGGTTTCCGTGATAAGATAGTGGGTTTCAGCAGGCATAGAGTTGAGACCTACCAACAGCAGCTTCCCCTCGTCCGTGATGGTCCAGTTGCCCGCGTTGGCGACCGCGATACGCCCAAGCGCCTCGCGCATCGTCATATCTCCCTTGTCGTCCACCGGGTACTGCATGGGGAACGCCGCATCCAATACCGTGCGGCTGTCCACAGCCACGCCCATGCGCGCCGCAATGTCGGCCACCGCCGTCGCCGCCGGCATCGGCCAAGTCTTGGCGTCATAGCTGCTGTCGAGCCACGTCTCCTCGGCCTTGAGCATCGCATCATACCCGTGCACGCTCAAAACGCCCGTGACGCGGTCGGTCTTGCGCGTGGAGAAGAAAAACACGCCCTTGGGGATCCACTCACTCACCTGCTCGCCCAGCCGCAGCCGCATGTAGACCTCGATTTTCGCCTGCCTCGGGATCGTCCCCTGCGGATAGACCTCAAACTCGATCTGCCGTGCACAGCAGTTGCCGATGCCAAAGGTGGAGTACAGCCCGCCGTCGATCCGCAGCGAGCCATCCACGATCTTATCCTCGCCGTAGGTGACGCCCGCGATCACGAGCTTGACCTCCTTGCGATGCCCTGGGCTGGCCAGCAGCGTCCGCCATAAATCACTTACACTGTGCATGCGCTCACCTCTGCGTAAAATTGAGCGTCTTGCCGCTCCAGTATCGGCCCGTCTGGTCGCGCAGCAGATACGCGAGCTCCAGCCCGTCCACGGTCATCTCCTGCGTCACCGGCGTGCTGCCGAGCGCAGGGTTTTCATAGGTCACGCTCAGCGTCGCGCTGCGCAGATCTGCGGCCAGCGCCGCCACCTCTGCGTCGGTGATGTCGTTGAGCTGTGCGCTGCACCAGCTCTGCCAACGGATCACCGCGCTGTGCCGTCTGCCGTCCATCGTCACGACCTCGTCGCTGTAGATTGGCGTGATGCCCGCGGAAAAGCCATACTGATTAAAAAGCGCCGTGCGGTCGTTGCCGTTGATTTGAAAAGTAAAATTCTTCATTGCCTCGCCCTCTGGTTTTGCTGCTGGTACCGCGTCACCGCCTTGCTCACGGCCTTGCCGTCCAACGTGGTCGTCAGGTTGATGACGATGTCAGCCGGCTTGTTGCTGCCGCGGTCGCTGCGGTAGTCGTCCGCCTCGCGCCGTGTCAGCACACGCTCGCCCTCATGCAGGATCGCCGGATAGCCGTCATACGGGACGTAATCAAGGCCGTTGGCATACTGCCGCACGGTAGACGTCGTCCTTCTCGTGGTCTTGGATTGCCCCTTGGTTTTAGTTGTCTTCTGCTTTTCCTCCACGCCGGCGAGCTTTTTAAAGGCGTTGATCGCGTTGTTGACAAAGCCGATCAGTTTGGTCACGGCGTCGGCCGCGATGTTCACCGCGCCTGCAAACACGCTTTTCATCTTCGCAGCCACCGGCGCGAGCGCCTCACCCAGTCGTCCCATTGCTTCGTCCAGCTCCCCCTGCGCCTCGTTGTACTCGATGATATCCTCGTTGGCGTCGCGCCATGCCTGGCCCGCCTGCGGCAGGTTTTGCTTGGAGAGCTGGTCCAGCACGATCTGTGCGCGCTCGGACGAAGTATTTGCCGCCGCGAGCTTCTCGTTAAAATCGTCCTCGCTCTCGCCCGCCCAGTTGAGCACGTCGGCAAACGTGCCCGTCACCTTGCCGGTCTGGATCGTCTCATTGATGGCCTCGGACAGGCCGTCGATCGGGATACTGTCGCCGTAGGTGGCCCACGCGCCGGTCGTCGCGTCAATCAGCGTCATCAGGTCGCCCTGCTCCAGCCCAATGGCCTGCAGGTTGGCCACGGTCGTTGCCGCCGTCTGCGTGTCGCCCAGTACGCCGTTGAGGCGGGTGTAGGCCTCTGTCGTCTGCTCGGTTGTGTAACCGGCCTCTTTCGAGCTGGTCTCCAGCGTGCCCATGATCTTGCGGTATTCCGCCGTATCGTCGACTACGCCGATGATCGCGTCACCCAGCTCTTTGAGTCCGCCGACGATCGCGCCGCCGATCAGCGCCCCCTTGAGGTTTGTGAGCATCCCCAGCAGGTCGCCGCCTTTGCCCTTGGCGCTGAAACCGTTCTGCAGCACGTCCGTAAACTTCTCGATGCCGCTTTGCGCACCGTCAGTCTCCTTGCCAAACTCGTCGATGGACTTCGCGCACTTGTCGGCGCTCTTGCGCGCCTCGTCGAGATACTTCTCGTTCTCATCCAGCGCATCGTTCATGTCGATCAGCTCTTTCTTTGCCCGGTTGAGCTGCTGGCGATAGTTGTCCGTGCGCTTGTCGTTCTCGCCGTAGGCCTCTGAGGCGTCCTTTACGGCCTGTTCCAGGGCTTTGACCTTCTCGGTCTGCTGCTCCTGAGCACGGCGCAGCAGCTCATTCTTCTTGGTCAGGGCTTCCATCGTGTTCGCCTGGCCCTTGAATTCTGCGTCGGCAAGGCTCATCTCGCTGCGCAGCGTCTTGAGCTCGCTGTTTGCACTCGACATGGAGCGTTTGAATTCGGTCTCGCCCTCGATCGCCAGCCGCGTTGTGATCGTCCTCGTCGCCATTTACGCCTCATCCTCCTCTCTGCGCAGCCCGCGCCGCCTGGTCTCAAGCTCCTGCAAGTCGAGCACCTGCCCAACCGTCAGCAGCATCCCCTCGCGGACGCTCAGCCGGAGAAATTGCGTCGTCAGATCCAGCCACCACGCGCGCGTCACGTTATTTCTTTCGTTTTTTTTTGAAGCTCTTCGAGGAAGAGGTCGCGCTCTCGCTTTTCTTCTTCCTCGCGGGCAAATCCAAGCGCAATAGCCTCGCGGATTGCTTTTTTTGCGTCCGAGACCTCCAGCGGCTTGAGATTTACGCGGAAATACTGCTCCGGCGCGATCGGCCCGCGGTCGAGCCCCTGCCACCGCCGCACCAGCTCTCCCTGCTCGGCAAGCTTTGCAAGCAGCCAGCACGTATTTTCAAAGCTCTGCTTGTCTTTCCCCTCGATGTGCTTCGTGAGAAAGCCCTCGTAGCCGAATTTATCGTAGGCGTCAAAGAGCGCCTGCCCGTTCAGGCACAGATAAAACGTGTGCCCATTCAATTCATAGGGGATCGTCTTCATATTTTCCCTCCAAACACAAAAGAGACGCAGCGGGTGCCGCGTCTCTTCGCTTCTCAGCCGCCCGCTGCGGCCTTGATTTTTTCATTGACCCACGCCGCGGCCTTGGCCTCGGCGTCGAACTCCTCGCTCTTGTGCTTATACTTGCCGTAGAGCGGCTCGAAAATGGTAAATGTGAGCTTGGCATTGCTCAGCGCGATGCTGTCTCCTTTGGTCTCGTACTCCTCGCCCTCCATGTTGGCCTTGACCTTCGGGTAGAAAATGCCCTGATAGTATTTCGTCCCGTCGTCTCTCATGTGGTTGGTGTAAAAGGCAAGGCTGCCATAGGGCGCGGTGTCGTTGCTGCCGAACTTGAGGTCTTTGTCCCCGTCCGTCGTGCCCAGCTCTGCGCCGGTCACCGCCGCTGCGTTTGCGTTCGAGAGATACAGCGTCTCCACAGCCAGCGAGCCGTCCTTGAATTCCACGATCTCAACCTTCTTCACGTTGTCGCCGAAGGCGCTCGTGCGATTGAAATTGATCGTCTCCGTCACCTTGTTTAGCGCGCCGAGGTTTGCCGGCGTGCCGAGCTTCGGGGGCGCGCTTGCCGTCTCGGGATTTGTCGCGGCAAACGGTGCCCACTGGATCATCTTTGCTCCGTACTGCATGGTAATCCTTTCTACAGCCCTTTTTCTTTGAGGTATTGGCTGTACACCTCAAACTCCGCCGCCGTCGCGGCGTCCGCGCTTTGTTCGTTCGCTTTCCGCAAAAAATGTCGCGCTTGGATCGTCTTCGTGCCGAACTCGTTCAGAAAGGCGATCTCCGCGTTGCGTGTCACGGTCTTGCCGCGCTTTCTGCTGCCGACCGGCGTAATGTACAGCACTCGCTGCCCGTCTTTGACCTTGACCTTGCCCTTCCGGATTGAGTTTGCCGTCATGCCCGTGGCGTAATTTTTCTTCTGGCCCTTGTTGCGGTACTCCGTGCCGAGCTTACGCGCCTCGGCGCGCTGTGCTTTAACGACCACATCGGCGCGGGCGTTGAGCATCGCGTCGATCACCTCGTCCGGCAGCTCGGAAAGCTCCGTCAGCGATGTCACGACCTCGTCAATGCCCTTAAACTCGACCTTGGCCATCGTCTTCCGCCTCCCAGCGTCCCACGGCGTCAAATTCCAGCACATAGTGCTGTCCTGTCTCGTCCGTGGCGTTCTCAATGCTCGGCAGGGTAAAATCATCCACCGCCGCGATCGCGTCGCGCAGCGCGTGCCGCGTTTTGATCGTTGACTCCCTGAGCGGCGCGAAGTAGTGCACCTGCACAAGCGCCCGCGTCAGATGCGCAGCGTTGTCCCCGATCCCCTCCGGCATCTCCGAGTAGTTAAACGTGCAGTAGCGCTCCGGCGGTGTCTCGCCCGCCTCCGTGACCAGCAGATCCGGCACGCATACCGGCACGATCGGCGTCACGACTTCGATGATTCGCTCATTCAGCGTCATACCTTGCCCTCCTGCGTGTGCCGCTCGCACCAGTACTCCGTGTAAGTCTTTTCGTCGCCGTAGGCGTTGAGATACAGGATGTCATAGTCGCGTCCGTCGTAGTGGATCGTAAGCCGCCGGTCCCGGATGTCGGCGTAATAGCGCGTTAAAAATCGCACCTTCGCCTCGCCGAACTCCGCGCCCGCGCGCACCAGCTCCGTGCCGCTTGTCTGGCTGTACTGCGCCCAGGTCTCGCGCACGAGCTCCGGCTCGCCGGGTACGTCGTAGCCGTCGGCGTCCTTTGCCGTCGTTTTCCGCAAAAACTGGATGCGCTTCGAGAGCTTTCCTGCGTCGACGTGCATCACGTGCCTCCCTCCGCTCCCTCGCCTGTGCCCGAATCGGGCACAGGCTCGGTGAGCTTGAGCTGGTTAAACATCCGCCGAAAGGCGGGATTGTCGCCGAGCGTCCCATCGACCGCTGTGTCGCGTCGGTCGTAGAGGTCGAGCGCGAGGTACTTGACGCATTGCAGATACTGCGCATAGCGCGGCGAGCCGTCCTGCGGCTCGCGCACGCCTGCGCCGGCGAGGTAGGCCGCTGCCGCGTCCACAAAGCCGGGGAGCTCGGCGTCGTCCGCCTCCACGCGGCAATAAGCGGCGATCTCGCTCAGCCTCTCGCGCAACATCGCTTAGCCCCCGCTCTTGGGCAGATTCGCGATAACGAAGCCCTTGTCCACGATCAGGTTGCCGCCCACCATAGCGTCGCCCAGGATGGTGACCATGCGCTCCACAGCCTTCACGCTGTCATCCACCCGCACGGTGTAGTCGCCGAACAGACCCAGCTCGTAGTTGGCGGGATCGCCGTACAGCATGGTCTGGATGGCAGCGCTGCCAGCGGTGGAGGCAGACAGGGCGGTCAGATTGCTGACAATGGTGTAGGGCACGATGTTGCCGCCGTCCTCGATGGTACCGATGTTGGGATTGCCCGTGGCGGGGTTGATCTTAAATACCCGCTGCTTGTCGCTGTTGCGCAGCTTGCCGATGGCCTTCAGGTCCGTCTTGTTCAGCAGCAATCGGGCGTTCTGGCCGATGGCCTCGTCGCTGCCGTAGGAGAAGAACAGGTTATCCAGCAGGTTCTCGTCGATGCTGGACACGTCCACGCTGGCCGCGATCCCGGCGCCCGCCACATTCTTGGCGTTCTTGATGCCGAACATATCGGGAGAAGCCTGGCCGTCACCGTTGACGATCAAAGCCGCCAGCTTGCGCCGCATGGCACGCATGGCCATGTTGTAGATCTTGGCGTAGTAGTCGGCAGGACTCAGGCGGGAGATATTGCGGTCAACGAACTGGGTCACGTTCAGCTCGTAGGGGCTGATCTTGGCCACGCCGAAGGTGGGGTCGGCGCTGGTGGTGCGGGCCTTGCCGGCGTTGGTGGTAACCTTGCCGCCCTTGGCGTCGATCTCGGAAATCACATAGGGCTCCAGGAAGCTGCCCATGCCGGTCAGGTTCTGCACATAGACCTGATCCACGATGGAGGAGACCACGTTGCCCAGGGGGTCGCGGATGTTGCTACCGGCGCCGGTTGGCTCCACCAAAGTGCCGGTGGCCAGAGTGATGGAGTTCATCACGGCTCGGCGGGTCTCGTCGGCGGTGAAGGTCACAGCCTTGCCGGTCATGAGGGCATGGCCGCGCTCCTCGGCCATGTCGCGGGCCTCTGCGCCGGTGGGAGCGGGAGCGGCCATGATCTGGCGGTCCTGCTCGGTGATGAGATCCTGGATGTTCTGGATGCGGCCGTTGAAATCACGGACATCCGCCATGGCGGAATCGTAGTCCGCCTGGTTGCCCGCATCCAGAGCCGCCTGCGCGGCTTCCAGACGGGCGGTGCGCTGGGTGGTCAGATCCACCAAATCGCGTCTGAGATTGCTCATGTTGTGTTACCTCCGTTTAAAATCTGATTTTTTCCAGATCCAGGCGGGCCTGCGCCTGCCAGTCTCCGGTATTTGCATCGGGCTCACCGCCCGTTGATGCTGTGGGTGCCGGATCTTTTTCCGGCGCGGGGTGCTGCTCCGCCATGTATCTGGCCCGCAGCTCCGTGATGTCCGGCATCCCGGCGCATCCCAGTGCCCGGATGCCGCTGCCGATGGCATTCATCACGTTCTGCGGAGCAATACTGGCCGTTTCGCCGATGATGCCGTCCGCCAGACCGCAGTCCACGGCCTCCTGAGCCGTCAGCCACGTCTCGGCGTTCATCATCCGCCGGAATTCCGCCCGGTCGGCCTTGCCGCCGGCCTTGAGCTCGTAGGCGTTGAGGATGGCCTCCCGAGTGCTGTCCAGCATCTGCACGCTCCGCAGATGATCTCCACGGTCTCCGCTGGTGCGGGTAGACGGCAGATGGATCATCATCTGCGCCACCGGGGATATCTGCACCTCGTCACAGGCAAGGCACATGTAGCTGGCCGCGCTGGCAGCGAGGCTCTGGACCTCTGCCACCGTGTGGATGCCGGAAGATTTCAAAACGCTGTAGATTTCAGATCCGGCGAATACGCTGCCGCCGCCGCTGTTGATCTCCAGCACCAGATCCTCACCCTCCGGGGTGGACGCTACCGCGTCCCGCACCGCCTTCGGCGAAAAGGCTGCAAAGCCGAACCACTGGTAGATCTCCACATCGTCATCGGCTGCGACGATGCCGTTAAGTGTTACCCGCATTTGCGTTCCCTCCGTTTCTCTGTTCGCTGAGCCGTGTCCAGTCCTTCAGGGGGACATAGTTCAGGCTCTCACGGCGCTCATCGCCGCCTTCCACATCCGGCAGGTCCTCCAGTGCCCGGATGTCATTGACCGAAAACACGCCGTTGTTCCTCTGGTTAGTGTACCAGGCGCCACGGCTGGCCGTGTCGCCCTTGAGCTCTGCCATCATGTTAATGCGGATCTCCAAGCCCTGCCGCAGCTCCGTGTTCGTCAGCAGCTTCCATGTCTGCTCCTCCGCGTACTGGTTGACAATGGGATGGAGGGTGCTCACCACGTACTCAATGGCGTTCTGCTCGTTGCTGCCGTAGGCCTGCTTGCCCTCTTGCAGCTTGTAAAGAGGCACGCCGAAGTATCTGGCGATATCCCGGATGGTAACCTCTTTGTTTTCCACAAACTGGGCGTCCTTGTTGGTGGCGGCAATGGGGGTGTATTTCAGTCCCAGATCCAGGATGGCCACCCGATGGCTGTTATTGGGTCCGGCGTGGACCTTCTCCCACTCGTGCCGCAGCTGATCCTTCCGGGACTGATAGCTGCCGTCCGCGTTCTGGATGTGCTTGCCGTTGACGTCCTCCGCCCAGCCGCCCAGATCGCTGTCGGTCTCCAGCACGCCGCTGGGCTGGCCGCCATTGGCGTAAAACGCCAGATCATACGCCTGCGCCGCCTGTGCCGCTGCCAGCACTTCGCTGGCCCGTCGCAAAGGTGAGATGCCCGTTAGGCCGTCCCGTGTGGTGGCTTTGTAGTGACAGATGTCCTCGTTGGGCAGCACCATAGGCGTGCCGGTCACCGGATGGGTTACGGTGTACCACACTCGCCCGGCCTCATCCCGCCATGGCTGCACCAGCCACCAGGGCACCGGGATCAGCTCCCGAATGATCCCCGTCCGGGGGTCCCGGATGATCCAGTCATAGCCGTTACCGCCCTCGTTCCGGCTGTTCTCCAGCACTTTCCGCCGGATGCTTGGCGTCATAGCCTCATTGGGCCGGACGTTCAGTAACCGCAAGAGGTAGTGGTCCACGTGCTCCCGGGTCCTACCGTCCATCACGAAGTTCGGCAGCTTACTGATGGAGTTGCTCAGGATCTCCATGCACCCGTCCACCGCACTCAGTTTCCGGGCGGTGGTCTCGGTCAACTCACCCACGGCCAGCCCGCCAGAGGACATCAGCCCCGTCACCGTCACCGCATTGCTCACGGTGGGCGAGCGTGCGGCCGCCGCGCGCAGGCCCTTGATGATGCTCATGCTTGACCATCACTCCCTTCGTCGTTTGCACTATCGTCAAAGCTGTCAATGACAGCCATTGCGATCAAAAGAATGCCGCCCACGATAAAGCCGGCCGGGATATAGATCATCCCCGCGCCTGCCGTAATGAGCAGCACGCCGAGCAGCAGCGCGGCGTCTCGCAGCTTTTCCACAGCTTTCCCTCCTCACAGCGTGAAGCCCGGACGCGCCATCGCCGCGGCAAGATCGGGCTTCTGATTCCTGGCAACCATCCACACGGCCATCACGATAATGCTCGCGACCACCGGGTCGATGCGCCCCGTTGATTTGTTCTTGAGCGGCTTGATGTTGCCGTTGCCGTCCGCATGGCAGCGGACGTTGCCGAAGGTCCAGCGGAAGCAGGTGTTGTGCACGTGCAGCAGCGTGTGGCGCTGCATCATGTCGTCCGTCTCCTTCATCGCCGGACTCATGTTCTTGAGGTCCTGCGGGATCTCGATGATCGGCACGATCGGCGCGAGCCGCTGCGTGATGGTCCGGCTCAGATACGGGTCAAAGCCCACCATCTTTAGGTCGTAGCGCTCCCGCGCCTCGCGGATGCGCTCCTCCACCGCGTTGTAGTCGATGACCTCGCCGGGGCAGAGGTCGAGGAAGCCTGCACGCGCCCAGTCCCTGTAGGGGACGTGGTCGCGTTTTTCCGCCTCGTCCACCGTCGCCTCGGGCCTCCAGATGCCATAGGGCAGCAGCACCGCCGCGTCCAGCCCCGGCTGGGGCGGGAAGAGCAGAACAAAGGCCGTCAGGTCGCGGCTCGTGGAAAGGTCCACGCCGCCGTAGCAGAGCTTCCCGTCTAACTGCCGTAGCCATTCCTCGCGCTCGCGCTTTTTGCTCGGCCCCCATTGCGTCTTGTCATAGAGGTTGAGCGAGATCCAGCCGACCGACTTCGTCGTGATCCATTGGTTGAGCCGCAGCCATCGGAATACGCGCTCCTCGGCTTCGCTGCGCTTTGCGCTCGCCGCCTCCATGCGGATGTTGCGCAGGCTCAGATGCTTGCCGAGCGAGGGGTTGCAGAGATACCACAGGCTCTCGTCCCAGATGTCGAGCTTTTCCAGGTCGTCCGGATCGTCGCCAAACAGCGCTGTCAGGCCGTAGAGAATCGGCAGCCAGTTTTCCTCGTCACGGCCGAGCAGCTCGGCCTCCGCGTCCGCAAGGTCCTCGTCCCCGACATGCCGGAGGGAGAGGACCTTGCGAACGTCGCCGCCATCGCTCCGGATGCGCCGCAGCTGCCGCGCGTCGCGGATGCCAACTGCTTTCTCGTGGATCTCCCAGCCGATGGAGCTGCGGTCGGGGTCGTCGCCCGCGGTCGTCAGCACGATCCATGCCGGCTGCCGCCTGGACGCGCCCGCCGCGCCGGTCATGACGTCCCACAGCTCACGGTTGGGCTGCGCGTGCAGCTCGTCAAAGATGACGCAGCTCGGCTTGTAGCCGTGCTTGCTGTACGCCTCGGCGGAGAGGACCTGCAGAATGCCGACCGTGATCCACTTGTACCCGCCGTTGCCGGTCTTCACGCGCTTGCGGTACTCGATGCGCTTGCGGCTTTCGATGGGCCGCAGCTCGCCCTGGGCGATCATCTTCGCCGTCCACGGCGCGCTCGTCGCCATAAAGATCGCCGCGTTGTAGACGATCGAGGCATTATCCTTGTCCGCCGCGCAGACGTAGACCTCCGCGTTCAGCTCGCCGTCCGCAAAGAGGTGATAGAGGGCCAGCGCCGCAGCCAGCTCGCTCTTGCCGTTCTTTTTCGGGATCTCGAGGTAGAGGTACCAGTACCGGCGCAGCCGCTCTGTGCCCTCATCCGTGCCCGATTCGGGCACGTCCATCGTGCCGTAAAACTCCATCAGCGCCTCGCGCTGCCAGTCGTAGAGCGAGAAGAGTTTGCCCGTGTCGGTCGTCGGCAGGTGCTCGACGAAGTCGCACACAAACTGCCCCGCCTCGCGGTCGAAAACGTATGCCATGCTACAGGCTCCGCGCCAGCGCGTCCGCCTGCCGCTGCCGCAGGCGGATGGTAAACTCGTCCGCGCCGCTCTCCGGCGTGAACGCCGCCGCGGGCAAATTGCTCGGCAGCACCAGCCGGCAGCGGCTCGATACCGTTAGGCCCATGTCGTTCGCGCAGTTGCGCGCCTGCTTGAAGTAGCGCTCCTGCACGCGGCCCCAGCCGTCCGCCGCCTCTAAGTCGCGCGCGTGACCCGGCGTCTGAGTCAAGGCCCGCTGCACCTCCGCCGTCGCGCTGATATACTCGTGGTGGGCGACCAGATAGCGCCCGAGGTTGTCCGCGTCGAGGTCGGTGTAGAGCCCCACGTCGATAAGCTGCTTACCGATCGCGCGAAACTCGCGATGCAGCTCCTTGGGCAGCCACTTGGGCGGCTTCGCCCGCTGCGGCGCAGGCACCACCACCTCACGGTCGCGCCGCGCGTCCTCCTCGGCGCGCGTCATGTGCTTGCGCCCGTTCCTCACGACCAGATCGGTCGGTTGTCTTGCTCCTGCCATCTCCGCGCTCCTTTCTGCGCTGCCGACGGATAAATTTCTCCATATCTCGTTTGAGATGTGGGCTGCTCGTCTTTGCAATAATTGCTTCAGCTTCAGCGATCGTCATCGATCAGCTCCGCTTTCTCGCCGGTAAGCTTCTCCCAGCGGTCGATAATGACCTGCGCATAATGCGGGTCGATTTCCATCATGTAGCACGTCCGCCCCAGCTGCTCACAGGCGATCAACGTTGTCCCGCTGCCGCCGAAGCCATCAAGCACGACATCGCCAGCCGCCGAAGAATTTAACAGCGCGTTTTCCACAAGTGCGACTGGCTTCATTGTCGGGTGCAGATCGCACTTCCGCGGTTTCTCCACGTCCCATACCGAGGTATGGAATTTGCCTTTGCCGTACCAATTGTGCCGCTTTGTCCAGGTGTAGAAGATCGGCTCGTGCTGATAGTCATAGTTGAGCCGCCCCATCGAAAACGTCGGGGATGACTTGCGCCAGATCAGCATGTGACGGACCTGAAGCCCTGCCTCCATCATCATCATCATCATCAGGCCAAGGCTTCCGCCCTGCGGGCTGGTGACGTAATAACTTGCATCTTCGGCGCAGGCTTCCCGGATATTCCGCATTGCCGCAAGCAGCATGTCATGCAGCTCGCTCTCGCTCATCGTATCGCCGTAAATATTCTCCGTGCACCGGCCGCTTTTCCCGCCGGCCACATCATCGAGCATTTTATTTTTCAATCCGACCGCAACTCCATAAGGCGGGTCCGTAAAGACCATGTCGGCTTTTACGCCATTCATGAGCCGCTCAACGCTCTTCTTGCTGGACGTGCTTCCGACCATCAGCCGATGTCCTCCGAGCTTCCAGAGGTCTCCGTCGCGCACTGCGGTTTCCTCCGGCACGCTGCCGTCATAGTCATCCTCTTGCGCCTCCGGCCCGCCCGCCGGTTCATCGCCGGAGAGAAGTGGGATATTGTCCATCGTAAAGCCGGTCAACGCGGTGTCGAAAGAAAGGCTGTTTAGCTCTTCCATCTCAAACTTAAGCCGCGCCGCGTCCCACTCGCCCGTCTCGGCAAGTCGGTTGTCGGCGATGATGTAGGCGCGCCGCTGCGCCTCGGTCAGGTCGCTCACCGTCACATACGGGACCTCGATCATGCCTTCGGCCCGCGCCGCCTCGACGCGCCCATGTCCGGCGATCAGGTTCTTGTCCTCGTCGATCAGCACCGGCGAGACAAAGCCAAACTCGCGCAGGCTGCGCCGCAGCTGCTCGATCTGCTCCGGCCCGTGGATCTTCGCGTTATTCTCATACGGCTTGAGCTCGTCAATGTGAACCATCGGCAGCCCTTTCGCTGCCACGCGCACCGGCGTCTGCCCTGCTGTCTGCTTCTTTCCCATGCCTTGCCTCCTGTCGGTATCTCCGATGCAGTCCCCGGCTCTCGACGAGCGAGAGCGCGGGGGACAGAACCGTGAAGGCCATGGCCGGCTTCAAGAGCCGGGGACCACACCGGACGTTGTTTTGTTGATTCTGCGCATCTGGCCCACCGTCCAGAGTTTTCCGTGGGGAAAAATTCTCTCGCGAGGGAGGGCCAGCGGTTTTCAAGGGCAGCGCCCAAACTTTCTGACCCCGGGGAGGGGTCTGCAAGGAAGCCCCGCGCGACGCTCTCGCGACGCGCCCGAGCGCCCAAGCCTACTGCCGCGCCGCAGCACCGCGGCGTTTTGATTTGCTGCGATTTTCGTGCATTTCTCGCGCCGTCTTGCGGCTATGGCAGCTGTGGCAGAGGCTCTCGAGATTGTTTCGGTCGCAAAAGGTCTGCCAGTCTCCCTTGTGGTCGACGATGTGGTCCACGTCCGTCGCACGGACCCGCAGCCCGTGCCGGGCGCACTCGCGGCAGAACGGCTCGCGCAGGAGCTGCGCTGGCCGCAGGTCGAGCTTCCACTCGTCGGTCTGGTACATCCAGCGCCAGGACTGCGCTTCTTCACTGCGCCGGTCGCCGCGCGGCCGGTGGGCGTCGCAGTATCCATCGCTCACCAGCACGCAGCAGCCGGGATGCCGGCAGGGTCGGAGCGGCTTTAAGGCCATCGGGCTATCACCTCCGGGCAAAAACAAAAGCCACCGCCGACACTCCCCGAGATCCGGGTTTGTCAGCAGTGGCTACTAAGCGAGCACGCGCCATGATCAATATCCACGATGTTCGATGCTTTGCATCTCCGGCACCAGAGCACGAGGTTTCGCGCCTCCGTGTCTGGCCGAACGGCCTGCGATGTGAGCCGCCCGCAGTTCGGGCAAACAATCAATCCGTTCTTTGTGTCCAGTTTATCAGTCTTTGCACTGTTTTGCAATACTTTTCCCCCTCTTTTCTGCGTTTGTCACTAAAAAGCCAATAGGTTACAAGTAATGTCGCGCGCACGCGCGCACGCGATTCCTTATGCCTCGATCCAGCTTGCCACCCGGTAGCTACCAAATTGACTTCCGCCGGTCCGCACTTGTGGGAGCATCGCGTCTAACGGTATCGTAATCGCATCGCTCTCGTCGAGCCACACCTCCGGCGGCGGCAGCTTCGCGCGCAGACTTCGCGAGCAGCTCCAAGGATGCCGCCCCACCGGAATGATGATCCCGTCGCTGCGCTCCTTGGTGAGATAGCGCGCGAGATAACGGTAGCCGAGCGCCTTGCCGTGCCGCTTAAATACTGGCCAGTCCGTTACCTCGCCGCACTGCCACAGGACCCGCACCTCCGCCGGCGAGAGCTGCCGGTAGTCCGCGACAAGGTGGATGTGATACCTGTGCGCCCCGTGCAGACCCTCAATGGCCGGGATGTAGTCAAGCCCGCCCTTGCCTCGATAGCGCTCCACGCGCCGCAGGAAGGCTCGCAGCGCCTTGCGCACGTCGGCAAAGCGCTCCGGCAGATGCTCGTCGTCGAACTCCAGAATGTAGTGCGTGGCGTACTTGCCCATGAGCGCGATCATCAGCTCGAGCCGGTCGGTGGAGTCGCGGTTGAGCACCGTGCGCCGCTGCGCCTTGAGGTCGGCCTTGGCGCGCCCGTCCTCGTCGGTGTCGGAGGGCGCATAGCGCGGCGGCATCGTCCCGCGGTACTCCTTGACCAGATTCCCCGCGCGCTGGCGCACGCAGTAGAACAGCTCAGCCATACACGCTCCCGACCATCCCGGCGACCTCACCGGTAAGGTCGTCATGGAGAATCCCCCAAACTTTGGCAAATGCCACACATAGCTCGTGATATATCTCCGCGTGCGAGGTGCTGCCATCGCACAAGTTCGCGGCCTTGACCGCATCATTTCGGTCGCAGCCGACGCTCATCAGTAGCTTGATCATACGTTTTCTTTTCATTTGGCCCACCCCAGCTTTCTTTTTGCCCACGCCCGCAGACTCTGCCACGGGTGGGTTTCTGCGTAATCGGCGCGCTGCGTTGCATTGTAACAGATCTCCGATGTGAGTGTAAGATTCGATTGCAACTGCTCACAAAGTGCATTTGCCCTTCCCAGCGCCGCCTCAGTATCGGCGAGCTTTGTGCGCAGGTCCTTGCTTTCCGCAATCGCCGCATTTCTTTGTTTGGTCATCGTCTCAACATTTACGCGCTCACGGCGCAGCTCATCAGCGTCTTCTTTTATCCTTTGGCGCTGTACCTCTGTAACGTTGTAGGCGTTGTTAAACCGCCCATGCCAGTATTCTGCATTACCCGTTGCGTCTCGCGCTTGATCGCGCAACTCGTTTTTCTCGGCAACACACTTGGCAAGCGCGTCGTTCTGTTCTTCAATTCGTTTAGTTAGCGCGGCGATCTCCTCGTTGGCCCCTGCATTGGCCTGCCACGCCGTTTCCAACATCTTGAGCATTTGTTCCTTCGTGGTCTTCTTCAGGTTGATTTTTTGCATGTCAATCTCCTTCCATCGTCATTTGTTGATACTCTTCCACGCGCTCGACCTTGACCACGCGCACGCCGCCATACTTTTCAAAGTCCATCGCCACTTTTTCCTTGATTCCCTGCGGATCCGCGTCGTCCGGCGCATCCAGCGCCAGCGTCACCAGGAATCTCATTCTGCGCCCTCCTTCGGTTGCCCATAGCTACAAAAATCGTCCTCGCCAACATTGCGCCTGTTGCATGGCGAATATTTGTTGTGACACGTCAGCGTCCCCGGTTTCCCATACCGTCGGGTGAGTTCGGACGGCAGTGTGCTGTGCGCGCAGTCCTTGCACCGCGTAACGACCACAGCATCAACGGTGAGAGCGTCACTTACTTCCCGCAACACTTTGGCGGCCAGCAAGTACGGGATTTTCTGTGAGTTATCTGCAAACAAATCTTTGGTGTAAACAGCACCGTGATAACGCTTCGTGTTTTCAATTGCCCTCGCACCGGCGTTCATGGCAAGCATGAGTTCTTCCGTGCGCTCGATGTATTCAGGCATTGTCAGCCCTCCTGTTCCACGCATTCAAGCCGGCTCCGCAGCCGCCGGACCTTGTACGCCCGCTGCTCCGCCACCGCGTCCTCGACCTCAAACTCGATCGCCATCTGGTCAAGCATGATCCCGACGTCGGCGATCTCCTCGGCGATGTTGGCGAGCGTGTCGCCGTCCACGCGCCCGCGCAGGAACTTGCACATCACATCCTGCAGCTCGGCCATCTCCTCAAAGGCCATCGTGATCTGCGCCTGCGCGCCGTATCGGCTGAGCGCCGCGCAGAATGTTTTGCGTTCCATGTCAGTCATCCTTCATCGCCTCCAATGCCGCTTTGGCTTCCTCGCGGGTTAAGAAAATCGTTTTTCCTATGGAACTTTCCACGTATGGGCAGAACGGGTACGTTTCAATGTCCCACTGCCCCTGTATTGCGAAGTATTTCATGCTCCCAACTCGGTGCTCGAAGATTTCTCCGGCAAACACTCTGTATAATTTATCGCCCACCTTGCACGGCAGCACCACCAGCCGCCCGTCCTTGTCGGCCTCGGACAGCTCGCGCAAGCGGGTATAGCTGCAAAGGCTTTCCAAATCAGCAAGACGCATGAGCTTCAGCGCAATCTCGTCCGCCTTATCTTTCGGTAGAACTTCTTCCGGTTCACACGCGCTGTCCTCGTAATCGGCCAACCGTTCAACACATCTTTGTCTAAAAGCACTTTGCGCTATTTTGTCTGGGCCAGAATCATCATCAAAGTAACAACTTGCAGGATAATTATAAGTAGGAGCCCCACTGGATAAACGCTTAGTCAGTCGTTCCATCACTCCACCTCCCTAAAACTTAAAGCTCTCTCTGAGCCTTTTCCCGTTGATATCCGCCTCCGCCGTAAAGTAGCGGTGCGCCTCGTTGATGTAGACGACGCGCCCGTGCGCAGTCGTCTCTTTCGTGGTCACGCTCAGAATGCCGTTGCAACCTTCAAATGCGGCAGGATTCCTGCTAAATGGTTCTCCAATGTACATAGTCAGGACTCCTCGCAAATATCCACGATGTGTTCACACAGGGCTGCCGGGATGATTGCTTTCTCTCTGCTGTTTTTCAGCCCCTGCGTCCCTGTCCTCGCCCCTCGCGGCGCGGACACATGGCACGGGTCTCCCTTGTGGCACATTGGTTTGAATTTTGGGTCCGGGTGATTGGTCCAAATATCGGTAGGCTTCTGCCGCATATCGCCATACTGGCAATATGTCACCGTGTATCGCGGCAGCCCCTCCATCCACGTCATTTTGCGCAGCCCGCCGCGCGGATTCTCGATGAACCAATATTTGGGGCTAAGTGCCATGATGAGCCGCAGCACGTGTTGATCGACCGCATCGCAGAACTTTGCATACTCGCTGATTGGATCCAAATTCCCTGTCACGGGGTCTTTGCGGCGATGATGTGATATCGCCGCAATGGAAAACGTCGCGCAGTCCGGGCTCGCCCAGATAACGTCCGGCCGCCCAAAGCGGGCCAAGATATCCTGCGCTGTGACGGTCATGACATCTGCGTACCAATCGATATGGTCAAAGTCCTTGTCCCACTCGATAGAATACACTTCATGCCCGCGCCGCTCGAACGCCTTGCCCACGCTCCGTGTCCCGGCAAATAGTTCCAGTACCTTCATGCGTCCGCCTCCTTTTTCCGTTTCTTCCAGCCGTCACATGGCACGTCGGCTTCAGACGGAATGAATACCGGGTATCCTTTGCCCATGCCCCAGTTGTAGTCTTTGTCTCCATAGCGAAAGCAATATCCATAGATGACGGCCTCGTCGCTGCGAACGAACGGCTCTCTCAGCGCCGCGTAGCTCCGACACGTCTCGCAGCTATGGACTGCTCCCTCATGAGCCTCTGCCCAAAGCTTCGTCTGCTCTTCCGTGGTCACGTCAAGAATTTTCTTGCTCATTCCGTTGTTCATCTCAATACCTCACTCCGATGTAATCCAGCACTCGACCATAGCCGAGCCCCTTTTTGTTGGGTTTCCATAGCCCATCTGCGGGGTCAAACTCCCCGCCGCCGATGCAAAAGTCGTAGTGCTTCGGATGCGTATGTTTCATCCTCTCAAAACGATTCTCGCCTTTTTCCAGGTGTGCTCCAAATGCGCAGAACATACAGCCCGTTCGCTGACATCCCGTACAGTGCAGCGGGCATTCCGTCAGCGTCGCATCGTAGTCGTTCTCGCCGTCGCTGGCTACAATGTCCCCGTATACTCTTGCGATAGGGATATGCCGGTCTACAATGAATCGAAGCACGTCTTGCTCCGTCCAGAAACTCATAGGCTTTCCCATCGGGCGCTTGCCCTCAAAGGCGTTGCAACCTGTGCGTTGCCATTTCAGCATGCGCAGCCGACTTTCTTCCGCCATCAACGCTGTCATGGGGTGGTGCCCTGTTTTTCCCTCGAACTTGTGCATGGGCCCCTTTTTCATCACCTTGCAGCATGAATCTGACACGAGAAACGGCGCATGAACTAAATCCGCCCACTTTTCGCAGTTGTACGGGGATTTTTCTCCATTTTTATCGAGGTATTCCCCGCGTAAACGCTGTGCCGATTTCCCATCTGGATTGATTCGAGCATTTCCTACATATGCGGACACCTCTTTGCTCACGACGCTATACCCATATTTTCGCACGACTTGCCGAATGTTCATCTTCGGATGTAGTCGGTGTAGGTTGACGGCCACGCGGGGAAACTCCCGCCGCAGCCAATCCGCGTACTCATTCACGAACTTCTGTATCTCTGGGTATTCCAGCCCCGTGTTGACGAATACCAGCGTCAGCGCCCACGGCGGCGTGCGGAAACTCGACAGGTAACGTGCAACCAGATATGCAAGCACGGTGGAATCCTTGCCGCCGGAGAACGACACATAGCACTTGCCGTCCCATGCGGTATACCATTGGTCGATCTTCTCGTAGCTCAAGATTTCCTTGTCCTGCAAGTCAAGGGCTAAAAGCTGTTTCGCCGCTTCTTTTGGAATCGGCTGATTGCTATACCCGGTCATACCTCCGGCCCATCCGGCAGCGGCACCCACTTCTCCCGCTCCTGCGCCACCGCGATCTCCTCGGCATAGCGCGCGCAGCGGTCAGTCAGCTTCTCAATCAGCTCCGCGGCTTCCCGCACGATTCGGCAGCCGTGGATGCCGCAGATGTGCTCGCGCCCGCAGCCCATGCAGACCAGCGAGCCCGTTTCCACTTTTAAGCGCCGCAGCGCGGTCAAAATCCCTTCCGTTTTCATTTCGTCCTCCTCGGCCCATAGCCTAACTGTTTGATCTCTGGATAGCGCTCTGCAAACGGGTAAAACTGGTTATTCCCGATATAGCTGCGCGTTGCCCTGTCAAGTCTCTCCTGATAGACATCTGATTCCTCAGTGCTCTGCATCGCCGGAAAATAGACGTCATACGTCTCGCCCCACTTTTCCGCGAGGCGGCTGAGGCGGTCATAGCCCCAGCCAAAGTCCTCGTGCATCGTGATCAGCAGCGTGTCCAGCATGTACTGCTTCATTGTCCGCTGCATCACGTCCAGCAACACTTGCGTTCTCGCGTCGCGCTTTTGCAGCAATCCTGACCTCTTCATGTGCCCTCCTTTGCCGACATACTCGCGGGCAGCGGCCACCAGCCAAGGCATGGGGCCTCGATCGTAGCTCCGCCGACAAAGCGCCAGTCCCAGCCGCTCCATGTCGCAAGGCGGCAGGCATTCTTGCCGATGTCAAAGCAGGCATAATATTCGCCCTCCTTCGGTGGCTTTCCGGTCTGCCATTCCGGCGCGGCGAGATTCACGCCGGCCCTCCGCTCGTCTCGCGGCGGTAAAGGCTCGTCCGTCAGACCGCAAAGGTAGTCCAGCGACACGCCCAGCAGGTCTGCGACGCGCGTAAAGCTGTGGATGTCGTCGAGGTAGCAGCTGTAACCATAGGGCAGCTTTGTGTTGACTGCGTATTTCGCCTCGCCGTTTTCAAGCCGCGTGACCTCGTCCGTGTCGGGGACGCCATACACAACGCCCGCGGCGTTGTAGCACTCCGCCACGCTTTTCCCGGCTGCGGCGCGAGCGGCACCAAAGCGGCGCCACAGATCCGTGATCTCGCCGATGACCGGACAATCGGCCTCCGCCTGCCGCTCCCGCTCGGCCTTCTGCGCGGCGCGCTTGTCGGTCTTGAGTTGGTCCTGCGTGGAGAGGAGGTGCGGACACACCTGTTTGCAGGTGGCCAGCTCCGAGCACTTCTTGCAGCAGGTCGCGCCGCAGGGCGCGTAAGAATAGCAACTCTCGATCAGCGTGGAGATGATGTGCTCCCGCTTGCCCTGCGCGCAGTCCGAGCAATTGCCGCCGAATTTCTTGCACGGCAGCGCGTCGAGCGCCGCCAGAGCCTCGGCAATCTTCGTCACATTTCGCTCACCCAGATATGTCAGGCCGTGGCCATAGTAGTTCTTTCGGTGCATGTAGACGTGGGCGATCTCATCCTGTAGCTCCGTCGGCATGTGCGAGAGTGCGTAGGCCGTCGCCTCGGGCAGCTCGCCCTTTTTCCACGCCTTTGCGATCTGCTCAGATTTGCTCAGCCCCTCGCGGATCACCTTCAGCCGCGCAAGCTTGGACTTGCTTATCTGGCAGACCTCGGCGACATGGTCGCGCATCCTGCCGGGGAACTCCACGCCCTCCTCCTGCAGCTGGTAGAGAAGCTTCTCCACGCGCTCAGCCTGCGCGCTGAGGTCCGCGTTGCTCATCCGGCGCGTGTCGCTGTTGGCGTAGATCAACCGCAGTTCCCGCATGGACGGCGACAGCTCGCCGCGCTCCACGATGCAGGGCACTGTGCGCCAGCGCTTCGGTTCGTCCGCCTTGCAAATCGTGCGGATCGCGGTCAGGCGCCGGTGACCGCTGACCACGATGTAGCCTCCCTCGTCATTGGGGTCGGGGCGAACACGCAGCGGCTGCTGTAATCCGACCAGCTCGATGTTTTGCGCGAGAGCCTCAATGCCCTCCATGCTATAAAAGTTTTCGCCGTCGCCGCTAAGCTTCGCCTCGTCGATGTATTCGATCTGCTCCTGTGTGCCCGATTCGGGCACGCTCTCAACCGGCGTGAGGAACTCGCTCATGTCAAACTTTCCCTTAGCCATCGACCGCGCCTCCCTTGCTCAGATACTCCCGCGTAAAATCGTGATACGCCTTTGTCGCGGCATCCTTGGGCGCGTATCCTCTCAGCGTCTTGCTCGCGTTGAGGTTGGACATGCTTGCCGGCACGGAAGCCCGCAGCGGGATTGCCGCCTCAAATGCCGGGATGCCGCTCACGCGCAGCGCCTGCTCTGCGGCCTCCTGGATGCGCGTACCGCGCCGCTTGGTAATCAGCGCGCCCGCGATACGCAGCCGCGGGTTGACCGTGCGCATGTTGGCGACCTGACTGCGGATCTCGCCCGCGCCGTGGAGCGAAAAGCCCTCCAGCTCAACGGGAATAATGATCTCATCCGCAGCGCCCAGCGCCGCCACCGTAGCTGCATTGTAAGCGGTCGGGCAGTCGATGAGGATATAGTCCGCGCCCTCATCCTCTGCCACAGCAAGGCAAAAATCACGGATGCCGTTTTTTGCCAGCCGCTCGCCGGTCAGGGCGGCAATGTCAGCCTTCGGCAGCTCCGCGCTGGCCGGAACGATTTTTACGCCCTCGACAGGCGTGTCCTGCACCAGCTCATCCCAGCAGCAGCCGGTCTCGCCGGTCAGCACCTCGTAGGTCGTACCGCCGTGAAGCGTGTCCGCTCGGAAAATATCGCTCAGATTGCACTGGCCGTCCGCATCCATCACAATGACGCGCTTGCCTGCGGCCGCGAGCTCGGCCGCGAAGTTGATCGTCGTGACCGTCTTGCCGACGCCGCCCTTGTAGTTCATAACCGCAATCGTTTTCATTTCGTCCTCCTGTTATTTCGATTTCCGCAGCCGCTTTGCAGTCTCGTACTGGTAGCTGCCCATATCCTCAAATTTCTTTTTCTCGTCCTTGATTTTCGCGTTCGTTGCGTCAAGGTTCGCTTTCCACGCGAGATAATCAGGGCATTTGTCCTGACACGCCGGATGACGGCGCTCGCACATATAGCATTTGCTGTTGACTTTCTTTTTCATGCATCGCCCTCAAAACTTGAAGCACTCGCGCATCGTGTACCCGTAGACCTGCGCCTCCACCAGAAAAAAGTGGTGCAGCTCGTTGATCCACACGATCCTGCCGCGCACCTTCTTCCTCGCTCTCGTGCTCTTGGGGTTCTCCCTGCCGTCCAGATTGCAGTACGCGCAGGGCGTCCAGGCAATCGGCTGTCCAATATACGGCATGATGTCTCTCCTTTCTTTACCGGCGCTTTGCGCCGCTCATGCGCTCATTGCGAGCATTCCGCTCGACGAGTTTCTTGTCTTCCTAGACCTCGCGTGCCGACGTCATCGTCATCGGCGTAAAGGTCTGCTTGTCGCCGTCGAACCACAGCAGCGTCCGCAGCAGCAAGCCCTCTTTGTTCTTAACAATTCGCAGAAATCGGGACGTTGTGGGGTTATAATCCCCGCCCTCGACAGGACGGTAGACCATGAAGATCATATCCGCGTCCTGCTCCAGCTGGCCGGACTCCTTCAGGTCGCTCATGCGCGGCTCGTTTTGCTGCGGCTTGCCTTTTTTGGGTACCGCAACGCGATCTTCGCGCGTCAGCTGCGCCAGCTCGATCACGAGCTTTTTCCGGCTCTGCGCAAAGGCGTGCAGCTCGCGGGAGATCTCCGCCACCTGCTCGCTGCGCATAATGCGCGTCGAGCTTGGACGGATCAGCTGCACGTAGTCGATGACGACCACGTCAAAGTCGTAGGCCTCGGCAGCGCTCGTGATGTCGCTAACGCTCCATCCGGCCGCCTCGATCAGCGTAAACTTGAGCGCGGCAGCCGCGGCGCTCTTGGCCGCGAACCGCTCCCAGTCCTTGTCCGTCAGCTCGCGCCGCTTGATGGCCGTAAAGCTGATATCGTTGAGCGCGGCGACCACACGGTCAGTCACCTTTCGTCGGTCAGTCTCAAGGGAAAAGAATCCCACGCGCCACTCGCGCGCCATCTGCATCGCCATTTGCAGTGCCAGCGCCGTCTTGCCGTCGCTGGGGTACCCGCCGATGATGACCACGTCGCCCGGCTGCGTGTATGTACCGGCGTCCACCTCGGCGAGGCCGTATCGGACGTACCGCACCGGATCTTTGGCCGTCTGCCGCGCCGCGAAGTCCTGTATCATGTCCTCCATCGTGTAGGCCGTGATTTGCCGCCCGCCGCTCTGCTCCTGCTGAAGCTTAGCCGCCAGCTCGCGGCACTCCTGCGCCGTGCCGGCTGCGGCCACCTGCATTGCAAGCTCCTGCATGCGCCGCATGCTGGCCTGCTCGGCCATGATGGCGGCATACTCGCGCCAGCTGGCGCTGGTCGTCGTGATCTCAAGCAGCTGCGCGAGATACTCGCTCGACTCCTTGCCGACCTTGTCGCGGATCGTCACCGGCGTCACCGGCTTTGCCCGCAGATACAGGTCGCGGGCCGCGCGGAAGATCTGCCGGTTGATCTCGATGCGAAAGTCCTGCTCGCGGACGGCAAACAGCACGTCCTTGACGATCTCCGGCGCGGCGACCATCGCGCCGATGACCGCGGTCTCGGCTTCCAGCCCTGGCCGCGCCTTTGTCTCCTGCGCCATGCTCACACCCCCCAACCGAGCGGCAGCACCGCGCTGCCTTCCGTCCTGACCGCAGGCATTTCGTCCGGCTTGAGCTCATAGACGGTCAGCCAGTTCATGCTGATCGCCTTGTCCAGCAGCGCGAGCTTCAGCTCGCGCCTGCCGCCCGACAGTTCATCCAACTTCCGCAGGATGCCGTTCATGGCGCGCTCGGTCTTCACGGTCTTCTGCCGGTTCAGCTTCGCCCGGTTCTCCAGCAGCCCCATGATCGCCTCGCGCAGCTCATCGTCCTCGCCGCAATATTTCTCAACGAGCTTTTCGACCTCCGCGGGGGCTATAGGGGTTTGTTTCTTTTCTTCTTTGGTTCTTTTAGTATTTATTTGGGTCGAAAAACCCGATGACGGTTTTCCCCGTTGTCGGGCTTCACCGTTGTCGGTGTTCTCCGACAACGGTGGCGCTTCGTCCTGCAAAACGTAGACATTGCCCGCAAAATGGCCGTTCTCGTCATGCGTCTGCTCGCGGGTCAGATACCCAACTCTTTCGAGCTTGAAGAGCAGCCTGCGGATCGTGTCTTTGCTCACGCCCACATAGGCCGCGAGGCCCTTGACGGAGTAAAGCCACCCGTCCGGCAGGCCGACCATGATGGCCAGCAGTCCGCGCGCGTCCAGCGGCAGGCGCTTGTCCTCGATGGCCGATTTGTAGAGCACGGTGAAGCGCTGCTTCCGGCCGGACTTGATCCGGCTCTCGCTCATGTCATCGCATGGCCGCGTGTCTTTTTCTTCTGCCATGTGCATCTCCTCCAATGACTTCTACGAAGTCCACAAACTTCGTCACCGTCACACTCACGCCCACGAACGTAAAGAAAATTGCCCATCCGCTCATCGTGCATACACCCCTTTTTTCAAAACGGGGCTTGCATTTCCGCGTGAGTATGATATACTGTTCTTGCAATCGTTTTCAGGTTTGACCGCCTGAGACACCGAACGCTTCGACGTGCCACCGTCGGGGCGTTCTTTTTTTGCGCCGTCAGCGTAGATCACTTGATAGGCCGCGGCGATGGTCTCGCGCAGCTCCTGCACGATGCTGTCAAACTCCGGGCGCTCCGCGTCGTCGATCACGCCGTCCTCGGCGATGCGGAGCAATCCGGCCAGCCGGTCCGCTGCGTCGCGCAGGCGGTTGGTCAGCGAGATGGTCGCCATCGGCAGGGGCTTGGGCTCCACCTCCGGCAGGATGCCGAGCCGGTCGGTCGCCTTCGCGTGCTCCAGCGCCAGCCAGCGCACGCCGTAGACCTCGCACATCCGCGCCACGGTCTCGTCCGGCGGTGTGAGCCGTCCGCCCTCGTAGCGCTTGAGCGTTTCGGGCGAGATGTGCAACCGCTCCGCCGCCTCCTCCTGCGTCAAAAGTGTCGTTTTTCTACCCCTTTGGTAGATATTCGGGTATAACTCTGCCATTGTTCTCATTCCTCCTTTGTGGTAGTGTCGATTTAGCGGGCCAGCATGGATGCCAGCACCGGGGCCACGATCCCGCGGCGGTCGATGCAGTAGCGCTGCGCGGCGGTGCGCGGGTCTATGCCGAGGTAGCCCCCGACGTCCTTTGCCGTCAGCAAGCGGCGGTTTCCGGTATACTCCAAAAGGTCCGCCAGAACCGCGCGGTAGGTCTCCTTTTCCCTTGGCATAACGCCCTCCTCACTTTCCTGCGGCCAGCGCTCTCGCGTCTGCCGCGCCCTTGGCCGCCACCGCGGCCCTCGCCGCCTCGCTCGCGGCGCGAAGCGTCTCGTCGTCGTAGAGGTCGTTGACCTCACACTCCAGCAGCGCGGCGATGGTCGGCAGCTTGTCCGCTGTCGGCATGGCCGCACCGCTCTCCCATCGGCTGACCGCCATCTTGGTCACGCCGAGCCGGCGGGCCAGTCTGTACTGGCTTACTCCGCGCGCCTCGCGCAGCTCACGGATGCGGAATCTTGTCAATTCTTGTCACGTCCTTTCTCTTGATTTTGCGTAAAATTTGTGATATACAGTAAATTGTGAATTTACTTTTCGCCGCCGCGCGCGCGGTCGATCGCGCCCTTGTCGATACAGACGCTGCCGGATGAGAGATCTCTCTCCATTTCCGCACCCTTCATGACCGCCATCATCAGCAGCTCGCGCGGGATGCCGCACTTCTCGCTGATGGTGTTTGCAAGGATGCCAAACTCGACAACAATGGTCGGCGTGCTCCCCTGCACGGTGACGACCAAGCCGTGGGGATCAGACTTGATGCTGATTTCAAATTCCCTCATGCCTTTCTCTCCTTTCCTTTCGTGTAAACCTTGCGTTTACCTTGTGCGCCTATCTTAAATCCCCAATTCGTGATTGTCAATAGAAAATCCCCAATTTCTGATAATTTGGAGGATTCACCAATTTCTGATTCGGCAGGTTTCCAATGAATAAAGACGTATTTGTGCAAAATGTGAAAAAATACAGCGCATTAAAAGGCGTTAAGCCCACTGTTGCCTGCGACGAAAGCGGAGCGGGAAAGAATCTCATTGGGCAGCTTGTAAATCGTGATACAGTCCCATCGGTTGAGCGTGTCCAGCTGCTCGCACAGTACCTCGGCGTCACCACGTCCGACCTGCTTGGCGAGCAAAACGAAAGCAGCCCGCCCTCGGAGGAGGACAGGCTGCTGGCCGGGTATGACGCGCTCAGCGCGCGGAATCGGGAAAGGCTGGAGGAATATCTGGACCTGCTGCTATCGTCTCAAGATAGGCCATGAGACGCCCACGGTTTTCCGGCGTAAGCCGCCGGTATTTTTCGATGAGGCGTTGGTGTAACTCGGTCAAGTCCTGCGGCGCGCTGTGCTGATCTGACATGTCTATGTACCTCTCTTTACTCGTATTTTAGACCGGCCAGATATTCCATTGTAAAGCGGCCCCGCCGCCCCTGCAACTGACGACGGGGCCTGCGCAGGCGAGCTGACACCTCCGGAGCACCTGCGTGTATTTTTACCATAGCACCTTTTTCGGCAAGATGTTGTCGAAAAAGGCAGAAAAATCGTTAACTTCCCGCTAACTTGCGGGAAAATATAAAAAAATGTGCCCGAATCGGGCACGGAAAGAAGGCAATGCTATGAAGAGGTCTCTTGCAATGATCCTCGCGCTCGCCCTTGCGTTTACCCTGACCGCCTGCGGCGAACCGGCGGAGACGGAGTCCCAGATCGCCGCTAAGGAGTTAGACTCTCAAGTGTGGGCGGTCGTCACAACCGCAAGCGATCAGCTGCAGGCCCTCGACGATGTTGTCGCAGATGCCGCCGACAGAGGTGACACAGACGTCCTTGGTGTTATGATCGCAGCGCTTCAATCCAGTCAGGATTCGCTCGACAGCTTTGACGCTGACACCCAGCCGGCTATCCTCTATGTCGGCGCTGCGCGCGCGTACACGGCAAACGCGCGCGTTGTGTGCGAGGCCATAAAGGACTATATTGACGGCGGCGAAGCATCCGATTATGACAAATTTCAGGAATACCTCGGCAAAGTCAATGATCTGACCGACAATGCCGTAGAAAAGCGTAAATCGTTTTTGGCTGACGCGGGGTTTTCGGACAACGAAATCGCAGAATTTCCCGCGGAAATCCGAGACGATACAGTAGAAACATGA